TTATCGTGTAGATGTAAGAGCATCGGCAGCCAATCTGGTTGCGATAGGTTTATCAAATTCTGGAGAGACCGTCCAATTTCTACCAATATAATCTACTGTCAATGTTTTAGGATCGTCAAAAAGAAAATTAGATAGTTTCAATGTATTTCCTTGATTGCCGCCAAGAACTCTAATGCGTCTTGTTGTCGGATCATAACCACGATAGAATCCTACATGTCCTTGTCCAGGTTTTGAATTAGATTTGAAAACTACTATATCATTAAATCTCCATAAACTAGGATCATTAATCGGTATAGAAGTTCCATATCCTTTATATGCTCTTGAAGATAATGTTCCTATAGCAGGAAAGCAATTTGTTTTTAATGCATAGCCAGCAAAACCAGCACACCATGCCGTTTGGTCTGATGAATCAGTTTTCTGACCGACTGAACGATAACTCGCCATGATTTTAGGATTGCCTGGTCGACCTGGACCATTTTCATTCCAACCACCAGAGGACAATTCTCTATCAAGCCATGCACACAATTTCTTGTATTTTTCTTTAGGACTTTCACCAACAGCACAATCTGCTGGTGGAGTTGTCTCTGGCGGTTTAACAGGAATTTCTTTACCTTCAGGTGTAGTTTTAGTTTCAGGAGGAACAGTACCAACACCTTTCAAAGCTGGAGGAACATTTGGATCTTTTCTATTTTCTTCTATTCCTTTTTTCTGATTGTCGGTCAGTTCTCTTTGAACAGGCTCATCGGTGCGTTCAGCAATTTTAAATGTTTTTGGATCAGGATTTTCTCTAGCACTTCCTGGATTTAATTGTAATGTTGAACCTTGAATAGTTGTTGTTGAATCTGAATAAAATTTAGATTCTCCTTTTGCTTCCATCTTCAAAGCACCAGAAATATTAAACTTAGCATCACCACCAACTTCAAGACAAAAGTTTCCCTTTGTCTTCATGTGAATACTTTTTTCAGCAGTAATATTACAATCACCAGCAACATAGATGTTGAAATCTCCCATTGATAAATGATAGCTAGTTTTATTTGATTTCACAACAACATCACCATCAGGATGCATTTCAATGAATGTTCCTGTTCTATGATAGATGTGAACTCTTTCAGCGCCTGGAGTATCGTCTAATTCAAACACATGTCCAGACTTTGTTTCCATAACCATGTTGTGTGGATATTTTGCATTGTATTTTGTTACTGGTTCTGAAAATGAACCACCACATGCAACAGGCACACTTTGAATCACTGTATCTTTTTTAGTTCCAACAATACCTGGACCTCCAGCACCGCCACCACCATTATAGTTACGAGCAAGTCGTGAATTGGTTGGTTCGTTTAATCTTTTTGGGCTTGGATTTGGTTCAGCCGCATCTGCCTCTTTTACTTCAACAATAGTTTCTGGTGAGTCAAATATTGTATCATCTGTTGTATTTGCAGTATTGGCTTCATCATTATCTTCTGCTAGAGGATTCTTCTTAAAGAAGTAATTGAAAAGGTCAGATATTAATGCAAGACTTGAAGTACCAGAAACACCACCAACAGTACCATAGAGTGATTTTGTTTCTTTTACTTTTGCGGCCGCCAAAGGAACAAATGTAATGTTTGTCATTGCCGATGCATAATTTGGCACCGAACTCTTCAAAATAAGTGCCGCTACTGTTGCACTGACATTAGGATTTGTTTTTAAACTATTTGGATTGTTAACAATATCAATATTGATATTATCAACCTTAGCTAATTTTTGATATTTGATTCTTTCTTCAAGAGTATCAATTGGTAACATGCCATCATCATTCGAATCCCATCTTGATGTTGCTCCAACAATAGCAATCAATGCACATTTGGCTTCTTTACTAGTCAAGCCAACATCATCACATGCATTGATAATTGCAGTAATGTTTGTTGACGCTAAAACGGATGGGGTGATACCTAAGTTTGTTGGAGGAACTCTAGGAATACTCTCATTGATATTTTGAATAGTTTTATCAACAACAATTGTGATATTTGCAATCAGAGGATTGCCAAATCCATCATAAACTATTTCGCCACAATGGTCTCTCAAAAATCCTGTAGTGTTTGAGGACGGTGATGTATTAGCAATGATTGTGTATGGTTGAAAAAGAGTTGCCATTATTATTTCGCTGTTGTTTGTGATTTAATAATTTCACTAGGTGGTCTAGGTCTTCCTGCTAATTTTGCAGGCGTTCTTGGGTCGTTGAAACCCTTACTTGAATTTGCTGGCTGTTGAGGAATACCAGGAACAATACCAAGCATCATTGGGTACTGTGCATCTTCACCATCTGCAAAGAAACCAAAAACCATATCACCTTCTTCAGCCCTATTATATGGACCCCAATCTAGTGAATGTATTGGATGTGCCCACGGCAAATCTGCTGTCGGTACTTCTGTTTTTTCGGCTGAGTGATATCCTGCGACACGAACTCGGCAACGAAATAGTTGCAATGGGTCTTCGATATCTTCAATGATACCAAACCAAAATTTAATATCTTTCATTATTCAGGTTTCTTTTTCAAAGAGTCTTTCACTAATTCAATAACACACACATGACTGTCACGCTTCATTATATGCCTAACAGCAGTAATCAAATAATTTCCAGAATTCAAAACATCATCTGCTTTCTTAACAGGCGCATCATTCAAAGAAATTTCAGGTGCTGTAAATTCAACAACAGCACCTGCTGTAAATTCCATACTTCCTGGAATCGTCAATGATAACTTCTGCATATTTAACCCACCTAAAAACATAGGTCTTTGAAGATACCATTTCTCAATATCATTAGGTTTTGGACCAGGACCATATGTTATCTTGTCACAATCTTTTGTAGACAGTTGTAATGACTGAACACTTCTAGTTGGTGTAGATGGACCACTGAATGTACTACTATGTGGATTTATTTTATTTAAATGTTTTGTGCTATCAAAAAATCCATTTGATTCTAAAGTTGTTTCTTCAATAACTTGTGTCAAAGGATTAACGGTAACTAATGTTGAACCTGCATATCCATTCGACACCAAATTTAAAACATCGAATGAATTTGAAAATCTATAATTCTCTCCACCACTAGCCTCTTCTTCAGCTAAATTTGGTTTTGCTTGTGGCGCTAAAGCAGGATTAGCAATTTTTTTGACTGTAGCATGAAGTTTTCTTACAGGAGATTTTTGTACCAAATTTTCCAATGATACAAAATTGAATCCCTTAAAAGTTTCAAAAAACAAATAACTTGAACCTGCACTGAGTGGAGACACCGCTCTCTTTGACAACCAGTTGATTGCTTTGAAAGGTGTCATAAATGGAATCACAATATCATAAATTCCTGCGGTAGGTTCAATTGTTGTTTTACTTACGCCAAGTCTCTTTAGAACAATGTCATTTACCATATCACTTATTTTTCTACCACTGTATGATTTCGAAAACATCTCAGTCTTGAACATATGGTCGCCGCAAAAATACAAAATGTAATTTTCATTCGTATCACTCTGTTTTACTCTATCACTCATTTTGTAAATGCGATAAGTTTTCTTGTATGTTGTTTTGTGAGATGGTTTTGTGAATGATATTGAAATTGTTTCATATCCTGCTAGAGGCAATTTATTAATCAAGTTGTTACTGTCGCTCAACATAATATTGCCAGTTAAAACATTGTTGTAGATATCTTCAAATATGTTTAACTCAAATAGAATACCTCTAACATCAATTTTACGACCATTGCCCGCCGTTAAAATACATTCGTTCAATTCAAAGTCATATGAATTGACTAATCCATCAGTTGCCATATTAAGTGTTTTCCAATAACTGTTCTAATTCTCTAATAATCTGTCCAGTGTAGTCTTTCTTCATAAGATAAATTGTTCGCTTTTCTTCATTTAGATTTTCTTCATACTCATAAGAATAAACAATGTTTCTTGTTGTGGTTTGTGTTACTACAGGTCCACCAGTTAAAGTTGCGGTAACAGGAACCATATTAACCAATGTTGCATATTCAGTAGCATCACTCGGTAACACTGTTTGTGAAGATTCACCAAATGTGGTAGTTGTAGTTATGATTTTTTCATAATGATGAACTGTTGTTTTGGCTAACTCAATGCTACCATATTTTGATTTAATGAATCTTTGAAAACTGATATAGTCTTTAGGCCAATCTAAAACTGGATCTAGAATATTATTGAATAAAGTAACAAACCAATACAAATCAGCAGAGCCATAAAGTTTGTGTGCAATTATTTCTGGTCTGTCACCGTCTTTAATTTGATACTTGTAAAAGATGTGAGTGTTTCTACGCAGAAAATCACGAAAATCAATTCTCTGATTATCATAATATAGTGTAACTCTGGTAAAGATATTGCTGACAACATCTACAGTTTGCTCTTTTTGGTTTTGATTTAAATTGTAACCAAGTAGAGGAAATTTTTCGAAAAAAGCAATTGCCATTAGAATCCCTCTTTGACTTTTTCTTTGGTAATGAATTCCAACTCTTTGAATGACAGTTGCAAACGAATGTACACTGGCATACCATCTTTGAATGTTATGTAACCATTGGGTGCATAATCGACATTCAATCTGTCTAAAACACAACTTGCAATTTTTCCTAAATTTTTATTAGAAAATCCGATATCAAAAGTAGCAGGTGGCACAAAATAACGACCACTATATCCACCTAAGATTTCTGGCGCCGAGTGAAATTTTAATGCACCAATAATGTCGATAACATTTTGTGCTTCTTGAGATGATTTTGGTGCAAATGTGAAGTCGAATTGAAATGCTCTCAGTTTAGGCGAGACATACAAAACTTCAACTTGAGGGTTTACTGCATAACCAGTAAGACCCATAGCGATTTGTGTTTTGCCACCACCTCCCATTGCCTCACCGATGGCTTCAGCGGCCGGTGGAAGTAGACTTGTTAATACTCCACCCTTTTCTCCATTCTGTACATTAGCAACTTTTGAGAATGCGCCAGTAATACCTTGAGCCGCTTGAAGAGCCACACCAAGTTCTTGAGTCAAACTTACTTCACTCCAATCTTGTGCAAAATCCCATGTCAGTGTGTCTGGCATATACAATCTGATTGACTGAGTAATTCTATTTGTTTTCTGACCTAAACTTAAAGAGGCCGCACCACCTTCAACTTTCTCACCATCTTTACCTCCGTTACTTCCTCCAATTTCAATGGCGGCCGCAACTCCTCGACCGGCTGCCGCTGCCGCAACTTGACCATCGCCCGTAACACCACGACTTCCAGTAAATGCAGTTCCTGCACCAGCAGTGAATCTTGACTTACCTTGAATGTTTATGCCGATGTTAAAGAAATGAGAGTTACCACTACTACCCAAATCAGCAGGATAAGTTTTACTCTCAAAAGCAAAAGGTTGCTCTTCAATCGGTGAAGCTGGTCCTGAGGTTTCGCTTCCTACTTTTGGTTCTGGTGTTGGCATTTTCTTGTTCTATTAGTAGATATATAAAAGATGAGTGATAAACTATTTATATGGCATACAGAGGCAGATTCTACCCAAAACACCCTTTAAAATATAAAGGTGACCCAAACAAAATCATATATCGTTCTTCATGGGAAGTACGAGTGATGAAGTATTTGGATGATAATGATGGTGTTGTTTGGTGGGCAAGTGAGGAAATGAATGTTAAGTACATCTCACCTGTTGATGGTCGTGTACATCGATACTTTCCTGACTTTGTTGTTAAGGTAAGAAGAAAAGACAACTCTTCAACAATCTTCATGCTTGAAGTTAAACCTGAAGCACAAACTAAGTTAAGACAACCTAAGAAAGTTACAAAGCAATATGTTAATGAAGCGGCAACATATGCTGTCAATCAAGCTAAGTGGAAATATGCTGAAGAGTTCTGTAAAGACCATGGATGGGTATTCAGAGTGGTTACAGAGAAGGACTTAGGAATCTAATTAACTTCAAACCGGACACACCTACTTATACATAGGGCATCAATAAGTCCAGGTAATGATGATATCAGTATGGTTACAATGTGAGTATAAATAGTCTTATGGCATATCTAATTGACAGAATCAATCAACAACTAGCAAAAGAAGGTATCAAACCAAGAACTGATGCCGCTCGTGCATGGTTGCGCCAAGAGGTCGCCAATCTGAATCCTAGTCGTTCAGCATTGATGCGAGACCGTGAAAAGTTGCGTAATAAAACAATGATTGGTAGAATGTACTTCTATTTTTATGACCCTAAACATAAAGACACATTACCATACTACGATAGATTTCCTCTTGTTCTACCAGTCGAAAGATATCCTGATGGATTCTTGGGTTTGAATCTTCATTACATTCACCCAAAACAACGAATCATTTTACTTGACAAATTAAGTGACTTTGCGACAAATTCAAAATACGATGAGACTACCAGATTGCGTTTGACATATGCTACATTGGCAAGTGCAACAAAAGCATTTGAAGCCACGCCGTGTATTAAGAGATATTTGTTTAATCATGTTGAAAGTAGATTTTTAGAAATTACAGCAGACAAATGGGACATAGCCGCTCTGTTACCTTTTGAATATTTTGTTGGAGCCAGCAAGAGCAAAGTGTTCAGAGACTCAAGGACAAAATTTTAATGTTAACCAATTTTCTATCAGAAATAAATGCAAAAGGTATATCAAAGGCAAGTCACTTTGATGTTGAATTTACACTGCCAAGTGGAGTTGGTCGTGGTACAAGCATTACAAATAAAGATATAGCAATTCGATGTGAATCAGCCGATTTGCCCGGAAGACAGATGGTCACTATAGATAACAAAGTTTATGGACCTATTTACAAAACAGTTTATCAATCATTGTTCAGTGATTTGAATTTAACTTTTTTGGAAACAAAGGATATGGATTTCAGATATTGCTTTGAATCATGGATGGAATATATTCATCCAACAGGCACAACTAATGATGTTGAATATTATCGTAACTATACTACTGGTATTAAAATTTCACAATATGACCAAATTGATGATGGTTCTGGAAACTATACCAAAACTTTAACATATCATATTTACGAGGCATTTCCATTAAATGTTAATCAGTTAACCGGTTCTTGGAGTGATGATGGTTTTCATAAATTACAAGTGTCGTTTGCATATCAGAGACATACAATCATTCAAGAAAAAGTACCAGGCTTCCAAAATAGAACAGCGCCAGTAGAAGACACATCAAGTACCACTGGCGGAATTAACCCGCAACTTAGAAGATAATTAAACTGAAATGAGGAGACTTTAAACTATGGCTTTACCAAAAATTGATGTGCCTATATTTGAAATGATTTTGCCTTCAACAAGCAAATCAATCAGATATAGACCTTTTCTTGTAAAAGAAGAGAAAATATTATTGATTGCAATGCAGTCCAAAGAATCGAGTGTGATTATTGAAGCAGTAAAACAAATCATCAGTAACTGCGTTGTTGATGATATCGATGTCGATGATTTATCATTGTTCGATATTGAATATCTGTTTTTAAATCTTCGTGCAAGGTCGATTGGAGAAAAAGTAGATTTGAGATATCGATGCAACAATATTGTGAATGAAGAGAAGTGTAATTTTGTTTCTGAGTATCAAGTAGACTTGCTGGCTATCAGACCAAAATTAACTGAAGGTCATACTAATAAAATTCAATTGACTGATAAGATTGGTGTGTTACTCACATATCCAAAATTCACAACATTCTCAAAAGCAACAAAGTTAGAAACTAATGATGAGACTGCTTTTGATATTGTTCTAGATTCCATCGAAGCAGTGTATGATGAAGAAGAAGTTTATTATGCAAAAGATACGAGCAAGCAAGAAATGAGAGAGTTTCTTGATTCTTTGGCCACAGAGCATCTTGTTAAGCTAGAACAGTTTTTTGATACTATGCCAAAGATAGAAGAACGAGTACATTTCAATTGCCCAAAATGTAACCATGAAGACGATATTATCGTCAAAGGTTTAGAAAGTTTTTTCGTTTAGCGTTTGGTTATGATACTCTTCAAAATTATTTTATGGTAAACTTTGCTATGATGCAACACCACAAATATAGTCTGACTGAGTTGGAAAGTATGTTACCTTGGGAGAGAATAATATATGTCAGTTTACTGAGCCAACACATTCAGGAAGAGAATGAAAAAATTAAACAACTCAATGCACAAAGAAGACGATAATGGCAGAAAAAGCAATTAAAGTAGAACTATCCGAAGAAGATAGAAAAATACTTCTCGCCCAGAAAAAGATTTTAGGCGATGTTCTAAAACCAGAAAAGAAAAACAAAGGTCTTGGTGCTTTAGCGGCCGAGTTAATTCTTTCTGGTAAGAAGACTTCTATCACTGGCGCATTGGGTTCAGCAACCAAACAAAAAGCTACAGAGTCTCTCCAAGAAAAAACAAAACAACTCAAAGAAAAATTTGATCCGCTGAACATCATTAATAGTATGTTCGGCGGCGGTGGTTTTGGTAGTGTTATGACTGCCGCCATCGGTAAAAACATGGGCCGCAATGAAGATGATATTCGTAAATTTGCAAATCTAGATGCCGCAGAAAAAGTAACATCACCTGAGAACTCTGTTCCCACACAAATGTCGAGTGGTGAAGATGGTGAAAAAAGCGATACCATGTTAACAGAAATGTTGAAGTATGTTATAAAAATTTCTGAAGATATTAGAGGATTAAAAGATTCTTCAAAAAATCAAGAAGACCTTTTTAAAGACCAACTTATACTAGATGAGAAACAATTAGGTCTCGAAGAGAAACAATTGGATGCGGCTAATGAAGCAAAATATGAAGATATGTTTGGAAAGAAACCTACACTAGTGGGTGAAGATGGAAAAGATAAAAAAGAGACTAAAGAAGAAAAAGGATTCTTAGCATCATTGTTAGGATTTGCTAGTGCATTAGGTATGTTAGTGAGTGGTCCTTTCAAAGCCTTTGCCGCACTTTTAAGTTTCGCATTATCACCTCTTCGTGGATTAGCAAAATTAGTTGGTGGTCCTTTATTGCGAGGTCTTGGTGCATTGGCCGCAGTTGCGGCACCTTTTGCAAAACAAATAGGAGCCAAAGCAATTGCAGGCGCTAAAACACTTGGCGCTAAAGTAGTAGAAAAAGCACCCACTCTTGTTGCCGGAGCAAAAGCCATTGGCAGTAAAGCAGTTGATATTGGTAAAAACATTGGCGCTAAAGTAGCAGAAAAAGCACCAGGTATTATAGCGGGTGTTAAGACGATGGGTGGTAAAGCATTAGAGGGTGCAAAATCACTTGGCGGTAAAGCAATGGAATCTGTAGGTCTTAAAGCCGCCGCTACAGTACCAGGAGCATTAACACCTTTTGGTGAAGTTGGTGCAAAACGAGCGGCTGCCGCTGGTGCTGAGACAGCAGGTAAAGAAGGTGTTGCGGCTTTGATTAAAAAATCAATTGCAAAAAGAGTTCCTAAAGCAGTAGCATCTGCTGTTGGAAAATCAATACCATTTTTGGGTGCCGCTATTGGTGTTGGATTTGCACTTAGTCGTTTGATGGATGGTGATGTTGTTGGTGCTGGACTAGAAGCAGTCTCAGGTATTGGTTCTTTTGTTACAGCAATTCCTGCAACGATAGCACTTGTTGCAAAAGATATCTATCAAGATGTTTATGGAATTAAACCAGAATCGGATCCATTGGTTGGTGAAAGACTGGGAATAATTCAATCAGAAACTACGGCCGCAGTGAAAGCAGAATTTGCTGGCAAAGTTGGAGAAGAAGAGAAAACTGGTGGTGATAAAAAAGAGGGTGCGACAACAGGTGAAACAAAAGTTCCAGGAGCACCTGAATTGAAAGATGGTGCTACTAAATCAGTGCCTTCTGAATATAAAGAATCTGAGAAAGAGCGTAATTCAATAGCACCGCCAAATTTAGTAGACGGCACTGCTGTAACTAAAGCGGTTGATGAATATATTGCAAAAGGTGGTGATACAAATGATTTCAATGCTCCTGAGTTAATTAAAGAAAAATTGCAGGAAAAATATCCTAACGCAGACTTACACTTACTTGATAGTGATATGATTGCAATGAAATTAGAAAAAGGTAAATCAAATAAGACTGCACCGACATCAGCCGATGCTAACATAGCACAAGGTAAGGGTCAAGAATTAAAATCTGGATCTACTGGTGTTGGTGCTAATCAACCAGCACCCACAAGTAAAACTACTGCGTCAATTGCACCAACACCAGCTGGTGAGAAAGATTTATTCGGAGGCCTAACTAAATTTCAATATGAACAAGTTACCGGAAAAGAAAATGGTAAATATAAGATGAGTCTTGTTGGTGCAGATGGTAAAGAAATAACAGACGATGCAAAAAGAATTGCCATTTATAAAAAAGGTAGAGATGCCATGAATGCAACAATGGATAAATCTCTTGCAGACAATCCTACACCACAATTAACACCAGCGCAACCAACCACTGGTGAAAAAATGACAAAGCAATCTAATGAAAACACTATGGCTAAGACAGAAGCAATGACTGGTGGTAACAATACAAATACATCGATTGTGTCTGCACCAAAAGTTACAAACGCAACTAATGTAACGAATGCGCCTATCAATGTTAGAAATAGTGAGAACACATTCGTAAGAAATCAAGATAAAATTTCATCATTCTAAAAACAAAAAA